TGAAAACTATCCGTTACAGTTACAAAAGAGGGGGGAGGGGTTATATAGTGGGGAGGGGATAGGGGTGTGTATGAAGCCGTTTGTGAAATGGGTTGGGGGGAAGAGGCAATTACTCCCCGACATCCAGAGAAACTATCCGTCGGAACTAGGTGGCAGAATTATGAAGTATGCAGAACCCTTTGTGGGGGGGGGTGCTGTCCTATTCGATATGTTGAGCAGATATGATATGAAAGAGATATACATTTCGGATATGAATAAAGAGTTGATCAATACCTACCTTGTGATAAGAGATGAACCAAATCTCTTATCAAAGATACTTGAAGAGATGCAAACGAAACATAACTCTCTAGGTGGGGTCGAGAGGGAACAATATTATTATGCAAATAGAGATAGATACAATGCGTTAAAGACCGCCTACAACGAGACGAATGTTGAGTTGGCATCATTATTCATCTACCTCAATAAAACGTGCTACAATGGGCTTTACAGGGTCAATAAAGGCGGTAAATTCAATGCATCCTTTGGGACATACAAACATCCAACAATCTATGATGCGGAGAATATCATAGATGTATCAAAAGGTCTTCAAGGCGTTAAAATCACCCATGGAGATTATATGAGGTCCACTGATTTCATCGATGAGAATACCTTTGTATATTTCGACCCACCCTACAGACCTCTTACAGATACTGCGAGTTTCACGGGATATGTGGCAGATGCATTTACAGATAGAAATCAAGTAGAACTATTCAAATTCGCTGAGAACCTATCTAAAAGAGGTGCAAAGGTCATGATAAGCAATTCAGACCCTAAGAATGTAGATGTGTGTGACAATTTCTTTGAAAATCTATATGAAGGTTGGAATATACAAAAAGTATATGCAAATCGTAGTATCAATACAAAGAAAGAAGGTAGGGGAAAAATCAATGAAATTCTAATCATGAATTACAATACTTCTCATCAAGACTCTTATATACATGAAAAGACATGGTGGTAATATGGGACAAAGAGAAGTGTACGACTTACTGTCTAAGAATGATTGGATGACTGCTAGAGAGATATATGAGCAATTGCCAATATCAAGCACGAGCATTCATGCATCATTGAGAAGGCTTGTCAAATCTGGTTACGTCACTTGCAGAGCAAAACTCGTAGTCAGAGGGAACTGCATCAGAGAATATAAGGTGATCCAATGATTGGTATCCTCTTTCATGATAAAGAGTATGCAGACATCAAAGACCTCTTCGAAGACTTCGAGAAGGGGTGTGCAGACCCTTCAGAAGGGATGAGCAACGGATTACGTGCAACACTCATCGCATCATGTGTCGAGTGGAAGGGGAGGGGCTGCACCGATAGAGATAAACTGATTGCTCTTAGCGATGCATACGTACGTGGGCATGACATCAAAACAGTCGTGAAGGAGTCTTTATTCGAGATGGTGGATTACATGAAGAAAAGTCATGTGAGAAGATTCGCATTCGCAGACCTCTTCTTCGAGATGGATGAGGGTGAATCGAGATTGATTGGATGTTATAAGAATGTCGATTATGGATGGGAGTGATAACATGGCAACATTTGGATTCGGACATAAAGAACCTTGGAATAGCATAGATGGATTGATGGAAGCATTCGAAGAATATTCGAGTGTCGTTCGTGCCTCACTCATAGCGATGTGTGCGAAATGGTTGTCAGAATACTCTACGACCAAATATGAAGAGATGTTCCACTTGGCATACATCCACGAAGAAGGACAGGATTACACCACATATGTTAGAAGGGCATTGACTGAAATGTGGGACTATATGGTCAGAGAAAGGGCAGATGGTCTGGAGTATGGTGCAATCTATATGTATCCTAGTAAAGATGAGAGGAAAGAATTGAACCTCATCAAGGGTAATCTCATACAGATCGAACCTCTGAATCTCTGAATACAGATACCCATATATACCTAAACCTCTTACCTTCTTTTATGAAAGTCTCAATCATTTCTCACACACCAGACGAATCTGTGTGTGCAACTGCGGCTCATACTTGTGTGTCCCCTGTGATAGATATCATCACTGGGGATGAGAATATCAAAAGGTCTATGAAGCACTCCATATCCTCTGGACATTATAGTATATTGGAGCATTGGTCTGCCACCTTTGCCATAGAGGGCGTATCGAGGGCGTTACTCGCACAATTGACCAGACATCGTATCGCATCATTCTCCGTGATGTCGCAGCGTTATGTGAATATGGATGATTTCAAATATGTGACTCCAGAGACTGTCAAGGAAAGCATCTACACATCAGAACCTTATAGAGAGTTGATGGAACAGATCGATGCGTTATATCACACACTCACTGCACATGGTGTTCCAGAAGAGGATGCACGTTACATTCTCCCTAATGCTTGTTGTACGAACATCGTAATGACGATGAATGCACGTGAACTCAGACACTTCTTCTCATTGAGATGTTGTAATAGGGCACAATGGGAGATTAGGGAATTGGCAGAGAAGATGTTGGAGGAATGTAAAGATGTAGCACCCAAACTCTTCGATGGTGCAGGGTCGCAGTGTGAACAAGATAAACTCTGTAAAGAGAGTAGAAGTTGTGGGAAATATTCGAAGAAGAAGTGATACAATGACTGAATACAAATCATTCTATAAGACTGTCAGTGGTGGGGAAGGAGACCGTTGTAAGTATCCAACTCGTTTGGATATGTATGGGTGTGGATGTCAGCACGATTGTCGTTACTGTTATGCCAAGTCCCTGTTGGAATTCAGAGGGTTGTGGAATCCTCAACTCCCATCCATGGCAGACCATGAGAAGGTGGCAAGAAAACTCGACAAGATAGAGTCGGGTACAATCTTACGTCTCGGTGGTATGACTGATCCATTCCAACCCTGTGAGAGTGAATATAATCACACGAAGTGGTTGATAGAGGAATTGAATCAACGCAACATTGGTTATCTCATTGTGACCAAATCTGCCACTGTTACCGATGCATTATCTGTCATGGATAAGGACTTGGCACACATACAGGTCTCATACACATATACAGAGGGTTTAGCACCAGAAGGATATGAGAAGGCAAGTGAACCCAAGGACAGATTGAATGCTGCAAGTAAGGCGTATCAGATGGGTTTCGATACACAGATAAGACTTTCCCCATATGTCCCTAAATTTGTGGATTTGAACAAGGTCCTTGAATGCCCGGTCGAGAAGGTTGTAGTGGAGTTCCTTCGTATCAACCCTATGATAGCACGTACACTCCCAGAAGGTAATTGGAACGATTGGTGTGAGAAGTCTGGTGGATATAGACATCTCCCTCTCATTCTGAAGTGTCTGATGCTCGAACCACTGGATGGAAAGAAGCGTATAACAGTCTGTGAAGACCATCCCGAACACTATAAATACTTCAAAGAACATTACAATCCAAATCCAGATGATTGTTGCGATTTAAGGAAGTGATGTGATGAAGAGTAGTCTATTTAGACCGATTCAAGAAGAGGGAGAGTGTATCAACTCGTACATCTGCAGACAGATGGCATACATAACTGAACTTGAATTTGAGTTGAGGCAGTATACTATTGCAATCGAATCATTGATTGCAGCCAGAGATGCGATTGGAGAGATCAAGAGGTTGATGGAACAATGACTGAATTGAATATGCCCTTAAGAAAGGATGAAGAGAATCTGATTAACTATTCCACAAAACTTGAAGCATACGCTCAATTGTTGGAGTCTAGAGTAAAATGTATTCGGAATAGGTTATATCTTTTGAACGATGCTCAGTATAATATAGATAAATTAATCGATAAGATAGAGGAGAATGTAAGATGAATGATAGTTTGTTCGAGATAATAGAGAATCAGCAGAAGAAAGCATCCGAGAAGGGGTTGAGTGGATACAAGGATATTGATCTTCTTGATTGTATATCTATGGGGGATGTTGGTGTGAAAAGGATATGTCCTTTCTGTAAGAAGCCTATGAAATACACAATCACTGATAAAGGCGATGATTACTATGAAGAGTATTCATCATGTGATGAATGTAAGGTGAAGGCACACGTCGTTACATCATATCATAGAGACAATTACAATAGAAGGCTTTTCGCTTCCACTCCATGGAGTTTTCTTTGGTGATATACACATCAATGAATTACGATGACTTCTTCAAGTCATACAAAGGGAGGGATTAAATATGCGATAGTAGATTACTCATCTGATAACCATGTGTCTGCACGAGAGTTATTGGATGAGTAAAGATTCGGACATTGGAGAGGATGGTTGTGAAACACATTCTTGTCATTGCAAGGGGTGTGGAACTATCCTCTCTTTCAGAGTTGAACCAGAGTATCTCTCTGCCTCTGTGAAGAAGGGATGGGAATCATTCAAACAGGCAGACAGATCAAATCATGTATTGAGGAAAGGAGAGGAAGATGATGTTGAAGATTGAACCAACTTATTCGAATAGTAGTGTTTCTATTTCAGAGAAAGACAACCTTAGAAGACTGACGGCAGGTCAGACAGTCTGCATCTCAACGGAATTGGCGATTGGTGCGTACAATTTCCTTAGTTGGTATGTGAAACTCATCGAGAAGGTTGGAGAGGCAGAAAGTGACCTTGTGGACATTGAGTGTGTTAAGAGTTGTAGAGATAGGATGTATGATGCACTTTGTGGAGAGACACACATCACATACAGTGCTGATGATGAGTATCGCTATAAAGAAGAGTGAATAAATTAGGAGGTAATAAGATGCATAGTTATGCAGTTGTTTATCAGACGAAAGAAGATGACCGTAAGACGAGGACAATGGTTGGGAAGAATTGGACAGATATAGTCGACCAATTGAAGGCACTGGGAGAGGATGTCATGATGGTACACATGACGATGATCGAAGAGAATGATGAGATTACACCTCTCGCAGACCTATACTCCACAATGTGGTGTAGCAATCATCTTCGGTCAGAGAATATGTTCCTCAGTCTCTGAGGACTTCTTCTTTTTCTTTTTATTCAATTCTTCTTCCGACAATTCAATACCTTCGTACAAGTCTCTGCCCGTCCAAGTATATATCATATTACTTTGAGCATTGACCTTGTATCTATCCAATGCGTTGAATGAAGGAAGAACCTTTGACAATTCTTTGATAGAAGGAATCCTACCCCACCTTTCATTCCAGATGGTGTAGATAGTATAAACTGTAAATTCTTTATCTTGACCGATATGGTTCTCAATGATAGAAGCAACCCTTCTTCTTCTATTTATTCTCGCTTGATGATTCATTATTCGTCAAACCCTTGATTATGAACCCCGCTGCAACAAAATTACCAGCCTCTGTTGAGATATCAATACACTGGTCGAAGCCACCATATTCTATCTTAGAGATCTTTGTGAATCTGACATGTTTTATTATTGCACCTTTGTGAGTTGCATAATGACACATCTCACAGAGAGCGATCAGATTTTCTGGTGAGAAGTCTGTGAGGTCATGGTTCTTATGGTGGATGTCTATATTCGCACCTTCATAACCACACATCTCACATTTGGGTGCTTTCTCTATGGCGAATCTCGCACGTTCGTATAACGTCTTACGTGACACCACATCTCCCTTCCACATCGGATTGTTCTCCCCAAATAGGCTACCAGAATCTCCTCTCCCCAGACCGAATCTCTTTACCCATGCTCTGATGGTTCTCTCGGATACAGGATTATCCTCTGTAGAACACATCTCGGCAATCTCTTTCTGAGTCTTCCCTCTCTTTACATACCACTCTCTCAACCAATCTCTATCCTTATACATATCGCATGGTTGACCGTTGACCTTCAATTCGTCCCCAACCTTCAATTCATCGGCACGAACGAACCTATCCATCAGATAAATCATCGTATCGGGAGTGCATGACAATAGATATCCACACTCAGTCTCTATGTTCAGCATCCTCTCTTTACTCTGGAATTTGGATGCAGCAGTGCTGCAAGTGTGTGTCACTTCCCCACTGTCCAATCTCACACATCTGATGGGTTTCTGTTGCCTTGTCATAGAACTGTATCTCTGACAATCTATCGCTTTTATAACGACAGACTTCCCAGATTTCATATTCTCCCAGAACAACGATGTGTCCGTAGCAACAGGCATATATACTAGATATTAAAGAATGGTATAAAAAGGTTTATAAAGAAGATGGGTTACGACCACCAGTGAACGAAGCAAAACCACACACTCGCCAACACATCTCCTATCGCATAATGCGGCTTCTTCCAGAGTGTTCTTCTCCAATGTAGGTTGTGATTGTCAGAGATACCATCTTCGAGATAGGTTATTGCATGAGCCATCTCGTGCCACAGGACACTCTTCTCCAAGAACCCAAATCTTCTCTCTTTGAATGTCTCACTCAATCTGATAGCACACAGGTTTCTGTACACATAAGTGCAATTACCTAGAACCCATTTCTTATCATAGTCTAGATTCGCCCACCCTCTGAATGTGACATTGCCCTTACTGAAACCGTATTCTTCTGCCCACTTGTCTAAAAGAGATTGGATGTTCTGCCTTTTAGTAGATACATCTATCATGGCATCATCACATCCGTGTTGTTATTTAATTGGTATCTGTATAGAGTGGGTCAAAACCCTTCTCAGCATTGATGAGGAACATAAGATACATCTTTGCCTTCTCCAGATCCTCAACACCATTCTTGATGTTGTATCTGTATGTGTACTTATGCACATTACCGATGCAATATCCTCTAAATTCTTCCAATGTCATCCCATAATACATACACTGGATGGGCTGCATCTTCCTTCCATCCTGTGCATAATGATTAGGGTTGTGAATATTATCTTTCGAGTTCATACTTCTCACCGCATTCTGCTTCAAACCACAATCTTCCATCCTTCTTTATCCTTGTAAACGTGGATGGATAGTGTCTTCCTAATTCATTCCTATATACTTGGTCATCGAAACATCTCACTCTCTCGACTGTTGGTTTAAGTTCTGGGATATACGTCATAAGATATTTCTTAAAACTAGCCTTTGAGGGAGTTAATGTAGGATATTTATCCAGCATGAGATTATATAACTGGTATCCTGTTATCTCTTCCCCGTATGGAACTTCACAATCGAGATGTGCCTTCAGCCATAACATATACAATCTATTCTTCAATCAATCACTCTCTTTGAATTTGAAAGTCAAAACTCCATCCACAATCTTACTAGTGGGAAAATCCTCTCCATAATGGTCTCCGAGTGTGTTAGTGTACACACGTTTCTCCCCTCTCTTATCATTAGAGATGAGATATGGCATCCTAGTACGGACTACTGCATGGAATCCATGCCTAGGGATACATCCCCTCCACTTATCATTAAGGATACAAATCACTTGGTCGAAGGAGAGTTGCTCCCCCTTCTTGACCTTACACTGGAAGTATGCCTCTGCCCAGTTGAATATTGACTCTCTTGACATAGTTGAGGGTAAGTCTTCGACGAATATAAAACTTACTCATTGCATACTACATACGTATTTAAGTCATATTTGTTCTTCACTCCGGTCGGGACATACAAGTCCCTCAACTTTGGCATTGCACCAGCGATCTCGTTGGAACTCCATCTTGTCTTCCCAACACGTTTTTTGAGTTCGTAATTCAAATCCATAATGTCAACTACTTTTCCATTAGGGAAGTTCTCTCTGCCTATGACCTCCAAGTATTTCACAAGCCTTGTAGAACCCATATATATCTGTATGTCGTTTTCTGATATAACCCTATCTTTAAATAACAAACAAATAATCTTTTTAATTGATGTCAAACCTTCAAGATGGTGTAACCCCACAACGTAAATCCTTCAGATACTGGAGTATGTACACCGCATCCATCTTGATTTTAGTCTTCCCTACATTTCTTATAACACTCGGTCTTTCTGGCATCTGCTCTGCCGTCTTTGCGACCGAACAGACTGAATTTCTCCCGCCCTCTGCAATGATTGCTTCCATCTCCGTCTGTATGTTCAATCTTCATACAGGCTCACTTAAGAAGGAATAGATAGTTTTAAATACTTGACATCGTATATACATTCTTGTTGGCGTAAGATTGTCTCTTGTCATTGGACTTTCATTCATCACCTCTTATGCATTCCTCGTGCATACGCCAACACTTACCTCACGCAGAGAGGTCACAACCCTGTGCTAGGCATGGGAGAGTATGACGCTCTCTGCACACATTTCATCAATATCTTTATATACACATACACATATTGAGCCTCATGTTCATACAATCTTATAATTTCCCGAAAGGGAGTGAAAAGATTAGAATTGTGTTCGTTTCTGACTTGCATATAGGGCTTAGCGGCTTCCGTGAGGATATATTCGAGAAGATACTTGAAGAACTTGACAAACCGAATACGTATTGGATCGGTGGTGGGGATTATATCGAAGGACGTAATCCTAAAGCCAAATTCTTCGATTACGATGAGAATACGATGAGTGTTCAAGACCAGTATGATTATTTCTTTGCGAAGATACAACCTTATCTGAAGAATTGTCTTGGGCTGCATATCGGTAATCATGAGAGGGGACTCATCAAAGAAACGACCGTAGACCCTATCAAATCATTCTGCTTGACCAATAAGATTCCTTATCTGATGGGTACTGCCATCACTTCGTTCACTTGTGGTGGGAAGGCATATAGGTTGTGTACATTGCATGGTGCTGGCGGTGGTGCTAAGATTGGAAGCAACGTGAACAAACTCACAGACTACCTTGCCAACTTCGATGCAGATGCTATCATCTGTGGACATTATCACAGATTGAGTTCAAGTTATTCTCTCAAGCCTTATACCGATGACTTCGGTAAACACAGATGGAAGAATACCTGTGTGATATTGAGTGGCTCTTGCCTCGATGGGTATAGAGAAGGCGGAATGGGATACGCTGAGGAGAAGATGTATCCACCAACGGCATTGGGATATGCTATCTTGGAATTGGATGAGGAACTCAATCCCAATGTTATTTTAAAACCATTCGTTTGAAGAAGAGAGGTAATACCTCTCATTCTTCATATTCTACAATCTGATAATCCAAACCAACTTCTTCTTCAGAATCCACATAGATTTTATCCGAGATGACATACACGACCTGTGAATCATCATCATAGACCTTCGCCTGTGTGAATGCATCGAGAACTGCTCTGATGAGTTTATCGATGTCCCCGCTGCTTCTGGTCACGGGATACTTACTCTTGGATGATTTGGGCTTTTCAAATCTGAATGTAAGTTTGACTGTCACAGGAGTTCCCTTGACGAAGACAATCTCATCCTTCGTCTTCTCAATCACACTTGCGACGATTAGGTCTCTCCAGTGTAACAAGTCCTTGTTCTGGAAGACATTGACTCCCAACTTACCATTCTTCTTCCTGTATGCGATAGGTGATACAGAGCCTTGTGTCTTAGGCTTTGCACCACGTACGATTCCAGAGATCACAATTTGGGACATTTGTCCTCTTTACTGGGTTCGTCACAGAGTGCATAAGCATTGAGAAGTATTCTGAACAGTGAATTGTTCGCACCATCAGACACTGCAATGAATCTACCGAGAGTTCCATCCACACTCTCCGTGTCGATGTCTGGATACATATCAGCAATGCCCCTTGTGATTGTTACGAGCATCGCAGCAATCCCAGTCTCAACATCACCGATGGTGTATTTCTTTTCTACACTCTGGTCGATTACAGCAATGAGTTCATTCGCAAGATTGTATGCGTTGATACCTTCCTTGGATTTCGAATCCTTCGGTTTCTTAGCCATGATAGGATATAAAGAACATATGTATATAACCTTATCTACTTATTCTTAGGGATTATGAACCTGTTATTGCCACGTATAGGGAGATGTGGGCGGTCGAACTTAGTCAAAACATTGGAACGCATTATCACTTTTCTATTCTCGAATATCGTTCTATAAATATCGATCATGTGTTTACGATATGACTTGTTCGGTCTTTCATGCATCATCGCACGATAGAGTAGGTCTCCTTCTGGTTTCAATACGATTATCGCACAACACCTGTCATCGAACCTCACGACCAATTCATTGGATGCAGTCACATACAACTCAAAATCCTCTTCAGAATAGGATTTACTGAGATACTCTTCAAGTGAGTAGTATCTCTCAAAACTTCCACCATAATCGAACCGACTCATCTTGTTCGCCTTCTCCCCAGTGAATACAAGTATCGAATATGGATATTGAGATTCAATGTCGCTTATCCTACTGGTCAGATTCTTGAACTCTGCATCCTTTATCCTCTCGAGATATTCCTCATCGGAATAATCCCCTTTATTCTCTCTAAGTAACCTCTCTTTTTCACTATCAGAGAATCTTGTAGTGAACATCATCTTGTATGTTCCTTCCTTCTCCAACATCCCTTCTATGTCTGCACGAATGGTCTTGAAGATTCTCTTGGCGTTCTTGGATTCCTCTGGTTCTTTCTCTCCTTTACAGACTCCACAACCTTCATCGAACTTACAATAGGACATAATCAGACTACACCCAATAAGTTATTTATACTCTCTCTCACATTCCCCTAACATGGAGTTAGAAGACTGGCTTGGACCGGAGAATTCTCTGGGTATCTCAATCTGGAAGAATAAATATCAATCTAACAACGAAACGTTCGATACATGGTTGGATAGAGTCTCTGGTGGAGATGAAGACATCAAACAACTTATCAAGGATAAGAAATTCCTATTCGGTGGAAGGATACTTGCCAATAGAGGATTGAAGAATGGTGGAACACTATCCAACTGTTTCGTCACTACTGTTAAAGATAGTATTGAATCCATCTATGATTGTGCTAAGACGATGGCAGAGACATATAAAGCAGGGGGTGGAATTGGCGTTGATATCTCTAATCTTTCCCCATCTGGTGCAAGGATCAATAACGCTGCTAAGACAACATCTGGTGCGGTATCCTTTATAGAATTGTTCACTACGACAACAGGACTGATTTCGCAGAACGGAAGAAGAGCTGCCCTAATGATTTCCATCTCATGTGACCATCCAGACATTGAAGAGTTCATCAAATTGAAGACTGATGTGAATAAAGCGACAACCGCCAATCTATCAATAAGAGTTTCTGATGAGTTCATGAGGGCGGTGGAGAATGATGAGAATTGGCATTGTTCATTCACACGTCCAGAGACTGGAGAGACGATGGGTAAGAACTTCAAGGCGAAGGAACTCTTCAAGACATTCTGTGACGCCAATTATGATTATGGCGAACCAGGTCTGTTGTTCTGGGACAGGATTGAGAGTCATCACTTGCAATCAGAATACCCTACATTCAAATACGATTCAGTCAATCCGTGTGCAGAAGAGCCTCTCCCAGATGGCGGTTCATGCCTTCTCGGAAGTATAAATCTCTCTGCATATGTCACTGATGACCTTGGATTCGATATGACAATGTTCAAACATGACGTTGAGATATGTATCAGAGGATTGAATGATGTTCAGAGAGAAGGTACGGCTACTCTCCCTCTGTTCGAACAAAGAGAGACTGCCAAAGAGTGGAGACAGATTGGACTTGGAGTCATGGGGCTTGGGGATATGCTCATCAAGATGAACATTCGCTATGGTTCGCCTCAATCCATCACTCTCGTAGAGGATATTGCAAAGAATATGCTTACCTCAGCGGTCGAAGCATCACACAAATATGCTGACGAACATGGAGCATTCTCGAAGTTCTCTGAGGGTCATACAAAGAGGTCACAATTCTATAAGACCAATCTCAAAGGTGTGGATGTGTCCAATCTTGCAAACTCACAATTGCTCACGATTCCTCCGACGGGAACGATCTCTACAATGATTGGTGTCTCTGGAGGCATGGAACCGCTATTCGCATTGGAGTATGATAGGAAGACCAAATCACTGCATGGAGAGGATGTCACATACAAGGTCGTTCCCGATGTCGTTAAGAAGGCACAAGAGGATGGTCTGACGAATGGACTCGTATGTTCGGCAGATATACACTATATGGATAGACTTGCTATGCAATCCGCATGGCAGAAATATATCGATGGTGCAATATCATCCACCATCAATCTCCCACACGACTTCCCCAGAGAGAAGGTCGCAGACCTGTACATCAACGCATGGAAGATGGGATTGAAGGGAGTGACTGTATACAGGGATGGATGTGCTAGGGAAGGCATATTGACTACAACGAAGAAAGATGATACACACGTTGTCGATGTAGAGGATGGTGAACTCATCGGACTGAAGAGAAAACTCATGACTGGATGTGGAAGTCTTCATGTGACTGCCTTCTTCGATAAGAAGACTGGTGCATTGAGAGAGACATTCCTCAACAGAGGAAGTCAAGGATTGTGTGCCAACAACCTCATAGGCGTATCTAGATTGATGTCATTGTCTGCACGTGCTGGTTGTACACTCGACCAGATCGTAGACCAATTGAAGTCATGCGGCACTTGCCCGTCATATGCGGTTCGTAGGGCTACTAAGGGGGATACGTCACTTGGTGCTTGTTGTCCATCTGCCATAGGCAATGCCCTCATAGAGATGTCCGCAGAAGCACATGAGAGTATATCTGAGGGTAAAGTCCCCGTCTCTCTCAAGAACGTTGCCAAGCCTAAGGAGAAGATTGTCAATCCATGTCCTCAATGTGGCGGAGAATTGGCATTCACTGGCGGTTGCAATACTTGTCCATCATGTGGTTGGACAAAGTGTGCTTGAGGTGAGAGTGTGATTAGCCAATTGTCCCCACTAGGAATAACCTACGGACAGGCTATGCAGATAAAGGAAGAAGCATACGAACTCGGCATCGATACCGTAATCTCGGTACACGGTGCGGAGTTCCACTTCTTCGAGAAGAAGGACGGGACTAAGTGTATGACATATCATAGTGCGTATATGAACTTCGCAATCTATGATTATGAATTGTCATGGGTCGGACCGAGTAAGAAGAAAGGTAACCATGCTATATTGATCAGACCTAAGAACGTCCACAACAATCAAAAGATAACTATATTCATACGTTGAGAATGATAAGATGTGTAACGAGATAATAGCACTTCATATTGGAATGGAGAGTGGAGTAGTCCTTCGTAAAGACCCTCTCGGAGAGAAGGACTGGACAGAACGTGACTTGAAGAAGATGTTCAAGAAGGGATATCTGTATGGGTATGACCCTAACTATGCGATGCAATTCTCCTGTCATCCCGTAGATTGTATGTGTTCAGTCTACATGAGGGATGCGAATGAAGAGGATGAGATTGACGAGGGGATGGGTTCTATCGAAACAACTATATTCGATAAAGGAATCATGTATAAGTGATAATATGATGGCAGATACATATATGCCCAGAAGAAGTACAATCGGTTCTGCTGGATATGACTTCATGGCACAAGAGGATTATGAACTCAAACCCAACGAGTGGACGAAGATGGATTTGGGCGTGAGGTTTGATGGTACTGAACAGGTCATCACACACATCGCAACAGATTGGCAGAATAAGAATCTCTATCAACCCACGAAGATGGTATGTAGAGATTGGGTCATGTTGATCGTTCCCCGTTCGAGTTATGGGATGAAATATGGATTCAGATTCCACAACACCGTTGGTGTCATAGACCAGACATATAGAGACAACATGGTCGCTGATGTCACGGTCGATAAGCCTCTCTCCATCGAAAAGGGAGATAAGATATGTCAAGGCATCATCATCCCCTATGGGATTTTCATGGATGAGATAGAGCCAACCGCAGAACGTACGGGCGGTCTGGGTTCGACTGGACGTTGAATCTGGACGTTTTCTCAAAACCATTTAATATCAAACTCTTTTCCTTTAATTATGTTCGGCTTCAGAGAGATACGCTTAGGGTCGCTGCTCTGGATGACATTCTCTTTCTGTGTCTGTTATCTGGTAGTCTATTTCTATCTGCTGCTGTTCGCATTGGTCATAATGGAGAATTTCGGATACCCAATCTTCGACAGAGAGAGTGGAGCATTGTGTCACATGGTGCTTTCAGTACTCGGTTCTTGTACCGTATTGATACTTTGCACAATCGTACAAGATATCAATTTGAAATATCCAGAAGTAGAAAAGATAAAGGAAAAAGAGGGATGAGCCTCACACACATATCTTGTGTGTGTACTCTCCCAATTTATTTGTGAATCTCAATACAACGGACTTGTCCGTCTCTGTCCCTATCGATACCTCATCGATCTGTGTGTTATACTCACATATTGGGGAGAGACCGAACAACCTATATCCATACTTCTTCCCCTCTGGAATTGCCTGTATCACAAAATGTTTCTCCGAGGAATCCCCTTTGAATTTGAACCACATGGTATCTCCAACCTCCTCCCATTCATCCGTAAACTTATTCGTCTTCATCGTTGATTGAAGAGACTTCACTTGTCTACGAATCTCCTTCACTACCTCACTCTCCTTCTTAACGGAAACGGGTGTTGTAGGGACTTTGACCGGTTTAGCCTGTACTTCCTTGGGCTTGGTCGCTCTTGGCTTTCTAGGGGCTTTCTGTTGCGTTTCTTGGGCTGCTGCTTTCTTACTCACTCTCGGCATAATATCACTTCAACTTCCCAGTCGGTTTCTTTACGAATATCATGTAATCTAATCTGTGGTCTGTGTGGAAGAAGGTCATATCATTCTTACCGACATTGACATTGTTGAATCCGAATTTGATATCATTGAACTCTATGATGGGCGTCTTGCCGTTGATGAATGTCCAACCACCCTCTCCTTCGATGTATTGAGTGTCTTGGTTCTTTATCGCTTGAGAGATCGAACGAATCTCATCATCGGTTATCCAGAAATTGTCTCTAGCCTCTATCGTGCAAGTATCAACGACTTTGAGTGTTGCGGAACACACATCCCCTATCAACCAAAGGATGTTGTCGGGTTTCAGAACATATCTCTTGATTGCCATACATCCGCTTACACTATGACCTTCCAAGGGCGTAAAGAAGACCCTGCCACCTTTCAAGAATTTGAATGATGTATACATCCCATCACTGAATATGAAATTGAGGTCATCGATGGAAGAAGGGTCATCGAGAGCTGATGTTATCTTCTTCGCATCGCTTCTAAGAATCTGATGCAATTCACCACCCCATCTGCAACTTCACCCTCATCTGGATGAATTTGTACAGTTTGGCGAAGTCTATGGTGGGCTTCTTGTACTTCTTGATGATGGTCATAATCTCCTCACTGATGAAGACATATGGTATCATCCCTATTGCTTTAGGGATAAGTACATCGAAGGGAACGTTTCCCTCATTCTTTATCTTCTCTATCTCCTTGAGGATGAACTCTGGAGTGAGCATCTCATCTACAATCTTCTGTTCGAGACCAACATCTTCTCCCTTAGCGATGGAATTGGATTTGATCTTGAACTCCGAATTGACTATCTTCCCCCAGACCGTACGTCCAAAGTTATTCACATAGTCGTAGCGTTTGATGACGATGCCTTCTCCAACGGCATCACTCTCGATGAGATAATCTACCTTGGTTGCGATGTTCTTCAATTCATCCATGGTGGGATTTGTGAGGGTTGCAATCACGGGAACGTGTGCAATCAAGGACTCCTCTAAGATTGGATGATATTCCTCATAAGGAATCCATCTCACGAAGTTACCTTCATCATCACATTCAGTTATGTCGAATATGTACAGAACCTTCCATGCGGTCGCTGAATAGCATTTGATGGTGTGAGGGACTAACCACTCCCCATAGAGAATCCAGTTAGGGTGTAGTCTGAGTAGGTCAAGGAATCTTTCATCGTTGATGTATTTCTCCTTGACTCCCCTGTTGTCATCTCCTTCTCCCATCTCCTGTGAACGTTTACCGAAATGCAACATTCCATCAGCATACCAAACGGATGTGTTCGTCCCATCGATCTTGGGTTGTACGTAGACTGTTCCGTCGAGAAGTCCCTCTACCTCTGGGTTTGAAGGGTCTAATCTCTCGACGTGCATATATCTGATGAAGTGATTTGTCATAGAAAAGGGTAAGAGGTTTATGTTTAAATAATTAACTACTGCCATTCACGAAGAGGTATGTGATGATATAACCGAAGAGAACGATATACATGAAGAATATCATCCCCATGTATTTATTCGATTGTTCCTTACTTCCATCATATCTATAATCAGCGATAAACATCAGACCGATGAGTATCGAACCCCATATCGCAAGGAAGACCATTGCAAATGTGAATGTAAAGAGCATGAGAATCAACACACCAGTATGATACCATTCGCCTTCGATGCATAGTCGAATGCTCTTATCATGGATTTTATCCAATCCAACAGGGGAGAATCTGCAAGATATTCCTTGACCCTCTCATAGTCCTCGACTATCAGTTTCGCCTCTTCAGCCGAATAATCCCCATCACAATCTGAGTGTTTCAAGAGCGTATGGATGCCATTATATCCGTGTTCCAACGCACCTTCGATAAGTGCATCATAATTCTCCAACCCATAGACGATCTCATCCACGTTCTCGAAGGCAGTATATCCCTCTCTCTTCATCGCAGCGACCGCCATCTCGATTCTGATGTTATTGAATGTATGATATGAGCATTCGAACTCATAGTCCTCTGCGGTAGGTACGTATATCGCAAGATAGCATCCCATCCCAATTCACCTGTGTCCTTTCCATGTTATGTTCACATCGACGTTGAGTTGATAGATCTCTGCTCTGATTGCCTCTAAGGCTTTCAGAACTGCGACCTTGAACTCATCATCTGTCATTTCTGTCTTCTCTTTGAATCTCTCATCGATCAACATCTTCATCATCTCTCAGAGACATCACACATTCGGCACCGCAATTAGGACATTCGAGGACAGTCACTATCCCTTCCCCTTCTCCGAACCATTCGTCGTAAGGGAAGTCTGACTTCCATATCAGTTGAGTCTGACAATACCAACAGTCCATATTATCTAACTCCTACGCACCCATATGTGCTTCGAATAGATAAAGTTGCCGACCGTTTTGTCCAATAATATGTATTATTTATCGCATATATAAAGGCATCGTGGATGTTTATTCGAACACCCACTCTCTTACATCAGACATGGTATCACCACCATCATGACAAGATGGTGTACCCCATTGCATAATGTCCCTACTCATGGCGAGAAAGACCAGATTTCTGAGGTATTGTTTTCCATTGAATCTCTCCGCTTCGGATAGTATCTGTCTTCCCACATTGCTTTTCTCATTCACTACTGCGATGTATATTGCTTCAGCCATATCGAGATATGATGATTTATAATCCTCATAGCCTTCTTCTACTGCAATGTTCCACTGTCCTATCAAACTCTCTGCGATAAAATTAACAATACTCTGTCCATTCATACACACCCCTATCCCCTCCCCACTATATAACCCCTCCCCCCTCTTTTGTAACTGTAACGGATAGTTTTCA